GCGGCTCTTAAAAAAGAACTACGGATACTAGCTAAATGCATACATGACTTTATGCCATCACAATATTTGTATGAAACAGATGGTGAGTTTTCCAGAACAAAAGACTTTGATGAAAGAGTGGATGTAATTCCTGTATCAGACCCTAACGCATCAACAATGGCACAGAGAGTAACACAGTATCAATCAGCCTTACAATTAGCTCAACAAGCACCACAATTGTACGATATGGGAAAACTGCATCGACAGATGCTAGAGGTTTTAGGAATACAAGATGCTGATAAAATAATAAAGCTTCCTGAAGACATAGCTCCAAAAGACCCTGTTACAGAAAATATGGCTATGATGAAGCAAGAACCTGTCAAGGCGTTTAAGTATCAAGACCATGAAGCTCACATTGCTGTACATACTGCTGCTGCCCAAGACCCTAAAATACAGCAAATCATAGGTCAGTCGCCATTTGCGTCTGCAATACAGAATGCCTTGGCAGCTCACATTACTGAACATGTAGCGTTTCAGTACAGAGCAGAGATAGAGCAGCAACTAGGCGTTCCAATGCCAGATGAAGACAAACCATTACCAGATAGTGTAGAGGAAGAGCTTTCAAGGATTACAGCTAAAGCAGCTTCTGCTGTATTGGAAAAGAGCAAGAAAGAAGTAGCAGAGCAAGAAGCATTAGCAAAACAACAAGACCCATTAACAGTAATACAACAAAAGGAAATGGCTCTAAAAGAAGCTGAGTTTGCCCATAAGAAAGAAATGGACTTGGCTAAATTACAGGTAACCGCAAAGGCAAAAGAAAAAGATCAAGAGATCGAAGTTGCTAAAGTTGCAGTTAAGGCTGTTCAGGATAAAGAAAAGTCTACCTTGGAAGAAAGAAAGTCAGGCTTCCAAGAAGGTATAGATTTAGCGAGAGAGTTTACTGATGAGTAGTGAAAGTATCTACGCACCACTTCTTAAAAAAATTTTAGATTATAAAGAAAACCTGAAAGATCATATTTCTACAGGTGGTGCTAAAAGCATGGAAGATTATAATTTATTAGTAGGTGAGTTTAAATGTCTAGAAAAAATACAAGAAGATATACTTGACATAGAACAAAGATTTATTAATGATTAAAAAAGTTCAAGTGAACTTTTCGTATTAACGCAAGGAACTGTGATCCTTAATCACTGCATGAGGTAAAAATGTATCAAGCTGTAAAGAAAGAAGAAGACCCAAAAGTCGCTTCTAAAATGCCCGAACCAAAGGGCTACAAACTTTTAATATCCCCAGTTGAAGTAGATGAGAAAACCGAAGGTGGTGTTTATATGCCTGACTCTTTAAGAGAGTCTGAAGGTATAGCATCAATAATAGGTTTTGTTGTGAGTTTGGGTCCTGACGCATACAAGGATGAAGATAAGTTTCCAACTGGTCCTTGGTGTAAAAAAGGTGACTTTGTAATATTCAGGTCATACTCAGGAACTCGTTTTAAAATTCATAACCAAGAGTTTAGAATAATTAATGATGACACAGTAGAAGCTGTTGTCGATGACCCTAGAGGATATAAAAGAATATGAACGATACAGCAGAAAAATTACAAGAAGACTTTGGTGAAGATCAGATTGTTGATTCAAAGCAAGAAGATAACTTAAATGAAGAAGACTTCGATGTAGAGATAGTAGATGACACACCAGAAGAAGATCGTGTCCCAAAAAGAAATGTCGATACTACTGAGCAAACAGATCAAGAGTCAGAAGAAGAAATAAAAAACTATGGCGATAATGTTCAGAAAAGAATATCAAAACTAAAGTATGACTATCACGAAGAAAGACGAGCAAAAGAGGAAGCTACAAGACTTCAGGAAGAAGCTCTTAGATATGCAGAGCAGTTAAAGAAAGATAACGAAAACCTTAGAAAAACACTAGCTGATGGCGAAACAATGCTCATTGACCAAGCTAAAGGTAGGGTGGGAGCAGAGCTTGATAAAGCTAAGAAAGACTACAAAGAAGCTTATGAGTCTGGTGATCCTGACAAATTAATAGAAGCCCAAGAAAAAATGTCTAGGCTTCAGAATGAGCAGTTCCGTGTAGATGAGTATCAACCCCAACCTCATGTAGCAGAAAAGCAACAGCCTGCCAAACCCCAACAACCAAGGCTTTCTCAGATAGATTTAGAGTGGCAAAAAAGCAACCCGTGGTTTGAAAAAGACACAATAATGCGTGGCACTGCTATGGGTTTACATGAAGAAGTAAAGCAAAAAGGTATTGTGCCAGGAAGCGAACAGTATTATAAAGAGATAGATGAGGGAATGAGAAAAATATTCCCCGAAAAGTTTGAGGTTCAGCAAGAAGCACCTGAACGACAAAATGGAACCGTGGTCGCCCCCGTTGAAAGAAGCGGAAAAAAATCACGCACAGTGCGTCTAACAAGAACCCAAGTGGCACTCGCAAAGCGGCTTGGACTCAGCAATGAGCAGTATGCAGCGCAGTTAATGAAGGAACAATCAAATGGCTGATAGAGAACCAAGAGACACGCAAAATCGTGAAAAGCAGACTCGCAAAAAGCAGTGGGAGCGACCCACACTTTTGCCGACACCTACTCCAAGGGAAGGCGTTGAATTTCGTTGGATTAGAACGGCAGTACAGGGTCAATCTGATACGCCAAACGTATCTGCAAAATTTCGTGAAGGATGGACTCCAGTGTTAGCCAAAGATCACCCAGAGTTGCAAGTAATGACGGATATCGACTCAAGATGGTCTGAAAATATAGAGGTTGGTGGGTTACTTTTATGTAGCAACGCAACCGAAACAGTAGAGAGCCGTAAGGAATATCATAGAGAGCAGTCTGCAAGACAGCTTGAAAGTGTTGATAATTCTTACATGAAAACTAATGACCCTCGGATGCCCGTTCTAAGACCAGAGCGAAGCACCCGAACAACTTAATGGAGGTAGACACATGTCTAGCGCATCTGCTCCTTTTGGTTTACGTCCCGTAGGAACGTTAGGTGGCGAATACACTGGTGGTTTTCGTCAATACCCTATCTTATCCTCGTACTCCACAAGGATTTGTTACGGAGATGTCGTCAAGTTAAATGACGATGGCTCCACAACCACAGTTCAAAAAGATACAGGCACAAGCGCAGCTACGCCAATCGGTATTTTTCTTGGATGTCGTTTCATCGATGTAAGCACCAATCAGCTTACATTTTCACAACAATGGTCAGGCGCAGCTCATACCAGTGGTATGGCTTATGTTGCTGACGATCCAAACATTCTGTTTGCTGTACAAGCAGACGGAACAGTTAATGATGATGATCTTGGTGCTAACGTAGAGTTAGAACAAACAGCATCAAGCTCAACGTTTGGTATCTCTCGTGTTAGTATTGATATTAGCACAACAGCAGTTACAGCAGCTTTACCAGTAAGGATTGTTGATTTTCTCGGAGGTCACGATGGTGATGAAAGAGGATCAAGCTTTCCTATAATGCTTTGTAAATTCAACACAGGTCATCAATTAGGTGTCGGTGTTGTCTCTGGCAACGCACCAGGAGGTGGTTAATCATGGCAGTTATGAGTAGAGCAAATCTCTTAAAAGAGTTACTCCCAGGCTTAAACGCATTGTTTGGGTTAGAGTATGACGGCTATGAAAACGAACATGCTGAGATTTATGAAACTGAAAACTCCGATAGAAGTTTTGAGGAAGAAGTAAAGCTTAGTGGGTTCGGTGCAGCTCCAGTGAAGCAAGAAGGTGCATCCATCTCTTACGATGTAGCACAAGAGTCATTCACTGCTCGTTTTAATCACGAGACAGTGGCTATGGGTTTCTCCATCACGGAGGAAGCTATGGAAGACAATTTGTATGACAGCCTATCAGCACGTTATACAAAAGCACTTGCTAGAGCTATGGCTTACACAAAGCAAACAAAGGCAGCGTCACTTCTAAACACTGGTTTTGATACATTCACCTCTGGTGATGGAGCTTTCTTATTTAGTGCTTCCCACGGTACAGTGGCAGGCGGTAACAATAGGAACCAACCATCAGTAGCGGCTGATCTCAACGAAACATCTTTGGAGCAGGCAGTGATTGACATTGCGGCTTTCGTAGATGAAAGAGGTCTATTGATTGCAGCGAAGCCAAGGAAGTTGATCGTTCCACCTGCATTGATGTTTACAGCAACTAGATTGCTACAAACAGATTTGAGAGTGGGAACTTCTGACAATGATCTAAACGCTATTAAGACCAATGGGTCTATCCCAGAGGGCTATAGAGTTAATCATTACCTAACAGATAGCGATGCTTTCTTTATAATCACAGATGTTCCAAACGGAATGAAGCATTTCGTTAGAACTCCTATGGCTACTGGCATGGACGGTGACTTCAACACTGGAAACGTAAGATACAAAGCAAGAGAGAGATACTCTTTCGGTGTATCTGATCCACTTGGAGTATATGGTTCAACAGGAGCCGCATAAACTAGCAAAATCTGGGGGCAAGAAATTGCCCCCTTCTAATTTACCTTGACAGCGTAAGCTGACATTTGCCAAGACAAGGAGAATAACATGGCTAACTCAACATTCGCAGGACCTATTCGCTCAAAGAATGGTCTTAAAACAGTATCTGAAAATGCAACAACAGGAGTTATTACTGAACAAATAGTAGCTTCTAGTGGTGGTGTTTTAGAGGTACAAAAAGTAGCAACATCAGGAAGAGACAATATCGTAGCAGCAGGTACAACAACTGGTGCAAACAATGCAAGTCTTGGAACGGCAGCTACAATATTCAACGTAACTCCAAATGCACACGGTTCTGGTATCGCAGATGCCGCTATTAACACATTCATAAATAAAATTGGTGGTGATATTATAACCACAATATTGATTGATTTACATGGTGGTCTAGCATCAGGTGGTACAGCCGATGATGTTATCGGTACAGATGGTGGGGCAGCAAATGCCTATATCGCTGAACTTACAAGTGCTGTAAACGGTATACCCTATTTAGTAGAGTTCATGTGCCTAGAAGTTCCAACAGGTGGTGATCCAGATATTAACCTAGTGTGTTCTGCAACAGGAACAACAGCAGAAAATGCGGCTGTAACAAGTGGTACAGTGCTGTTTAACAATGGTGATTTAACATTGGGTCTTCATAATGAGGCAGATGGAGGAACAACATTATCTGCTCTTACTAAAAAGTATCTTTATTTAACTTCAGGTGATGCTACGGAAGCAGCGTACACAGCAGGTAAAATTATGATTAAGATACACGGAGCAGCTTTCGATTACGCTAACGGTTAAATAGGGGGATAACATGGCTGATGCAGTAACATCACAAACCCTTTTTGATGGCGATAAGCACGTTGTTATGAAATTTACTAATATTTCTGATGGCTCTGGTGAGTCTGCTGTAAAGAAGGTTGATGTCAGTGAATTGAATGCAGATATATATGGCAATACTTGTAGTAGTGTTGCCATAGAGAAAATCTGGTGGCAATGCATAGGCATGAAGGTTCAGTTGTTCTTTGATGCAACGTCTGATGCTTTTATCATAGAGTTAGGTGAAAATCAGAGTGGTCATCACGACTATAGTGAGTTTGGTGGTTTGTCTAATAACGCAGGGTCTGGAAAGACAGGTGATATTGATTTTACTACTGTGGGTCACTCTAGTGCTGATACCTACACAATCACTCTGAAGATGCGTAAAACGTACTAACGTGTTCGATCCAGTCACTATTTCCGTTGCAGTTTCAACGGCAAGCACGGCATTCAACGGTCTCAAGCGAGCTTTTGCGGCAGGGAAAGATTTAGAATCCATGTCGCAGGACTTGTCGAGATGGATGGGTGCTGTTAGTGATGTGGATGCAGCTCACAAATCTGCTAAAAATCCCACTATGTTTCGTAAGGTTTTTAGTGGAGGGAGCATTGAGCAGGAGGCAATAGAAGCCTTTACTGCAAAAAAACGTCTAGAAGAACAAAGATACGAACTTCAACAGTTTATTAAATTTAAACATGGTACAGCATCATGGGATGAACTGTTACGCATGGAAGGTCAAATACGGAAACGTAGGCAACAAGAGATATATGATAAAAAGATATTTAGAGAAAAAGTTATTGGTATCGTGGCAATTACCATTGTCCTTAGTGTTGGCATTGGTCTTCTTGGTGTTTTCGTCTACTCCCTTATGGGTATTGACAGAGGATGGTTTAGTTAATTGCGTAAGGAAAGACGGAGGACAAGAGACATTTGAATGGCTATGTGCTGATGAAGGTGTTGTATATCTTGCTAAATCAGAAAACATAATTCAGTGTTTTTCATGTTTCTTAAAGAAATTTAGTGACTGGACATGGGATCAGGAGAAGAGACTAGGAATAAGAGAAGACCCTAAGTATGTAACGTGTAGACGATATAAAAGAAAACAAGCTAAAAATGGAAAGCAAGTGTGTTTATATAGGGGAGCTAACAATACATATACTCTAGTTGTTGAGGGTCAGTGTCCAGTAGAGTTTCAATGTAAATACGATCCTAACAGTAAAGAGCCAAATATTGATAGCGTTGTGGATTCTTTAAATGATAGCTTCAAATGAAAACACTAGTATTTATTTTAGTAATACTAGAAGGGTCAGAAATATATGATGATACTATGCAGTATGGTAGCATTGATAGGTGCAGTTGGTATGCCGATAAGATAAACTTTTATAACCAAAAACAAACAAGGAATACCTACTCAGCCCATTGCAAACCATTAGTGATTGAAAAGAATGAAGATTAGTATATAATGAAAAAAAAGTTCAAGTGAACTTTTAGGGAGATATAATGGCTGTAGTTACACCAGACCTACCAGAACTTTTTGAGGAGGCTTATGAGAGAGCAGGTCTTGAAATGCGTTCTGGGTATGACCTAAAAACAGCTAGACGTAGCTTTCAAATATTAACATTAGAGTGGCAAAACAGAGGTATAAACCTTTTTACTATAGAGTCTGGCACTTTGTCTTTATCAGCAGGTACAGCCACATACACTATGCCGACAGATACTATAGATATCATTGAGCATACAATAAGAACAGGCACAGGCACATCGCAATTAGATACTAATGTAAGTAGAATAAGTGTATCTACATTTGCTCAGAAATCTAATAAGAACACACAGGGAAAGCCAAACCAGATATTTGTACAGAGGTTGGCAGGATCAACAACAGTAACACTACATCCAGTTCCAGATACAACATACACGCTATCATTCTTTAGGCTAAAAGGCATTGATAGTATTTCATCTGGCATAGCAGGAACAACAACTAGTCATGTTCCACCACGATTTGTGCCATGCCTAGTGTCGGGGTTAGCGTATTATATAGCAATGAAAAGACCAGAAGTGGCAAACAGAGTAAGTGCTTTGAAACAAGAGTATGAGTTTCAATTTGAACTAGCAGCAGGTGAGGACGCAGAAACAGCGTCTATTAAGTTCGTTCCTCACAACACATTCTTTACGGTTTAAAATGGGAAGAGCAACAGGAAAATACGCATTTGGAATATGCGATAGAACTGGATTCAGATATCCAATCAATGAGCTAGTTTACGAGTTTAATAACGGAAAGCGAACAGGGCTTCGTGTCGGTAAAGACGTTGCTGACAGAGACCACCCACAAAACTTTGTAGGAAGAATTAAAACGGACGACCCACAATCATTAAAAGATGCCAGACCAGATAGAATAGAACCGTTTCTACTCCAAGTAGGGGTA